AAATAAATCACAACAAAGAAAAGCAAGATCTAATTATAATCAAGGTGGTATTGCTAAAGGTTGTGGTGATGTAATGGAAAATAGAAGAAAAGTTACAAAAAAATATTAACATGGCTCAAGGTGGTTTAAGAAAATGGGTTCAAGAAAAATGGGTAGATATTGGAGCTCCTAAAAAGAATGGAAAATATCAACCTTGTGGAAGAAGTAAAGGATCTAAAAGAGCATATCCAAAATGTGTTCCACTTGCAAAAGCAAGGTCTATGTCAGCTTCTCAAAAAGCTTCTGCAGTAAAAAGAAAAAGAGCTGCAGGAAATAAAGGACCTAAACCAACAAATGTTAAAACTATTGTGAGGAAAAAATAATGGCTAGAACAGCAGCATGGCAAAGAAAAGAAGGTAAATCTAAATCCGGTGGTTTAAATCGAAAAGGAATTGCATCTTATAGAGCAGCTAATCCTGGTTCTAAACTATCAATGGCTGTAACTACAAAACCATCTAAATTAAAAAAAGGTTCTAAAGCTGCCAATCGTAGAAAGAGTTTTTGCGCAAGAATGAAGGGTATGAAAAAAAGATTAACTTCTGCCAAAACTGCAAGAGATCCAGATTCAAGAATTAATAAATCACTTAGAAAGTGGAATTGCTAATGGATGCAGTAGAATTTTTAACTAAATTACGAAAGCTTATAAGAGGATCCTACCAACAAATTGGAGACAATATGATCTCTGGAGGTGTTGACAACATGGAAAAATACAAGTATTTATTAGGTCAGGCGCATGCCTACCAATATATAGATCAGGAAATCTCTAACCTGCTAAACCCAAAGGAGCAAAAAGATGAAAGACCAAACAATGACGGAAACGTCGTCCAATTTGAACCAGGAAGTTCCAAAGATTAAATTAGGACTTCAAGAGAAATACGAAGAAGAAAATAAAAATAAAGATACTACATTAGTAGATAATAAATCTAAAAGAGTAGATGAAACTAATGTTAGTTCTATTGTTAATGACTTACCAAATCCATCTGGATGGAGAATATTAGTTTTACCTTTTACACCTAAAGAAAAAACTAAAGGCGGAATTTTAATTGCACAAGAATCTTTAGACAGATTAAGAATTGCAGTGAACTGTGGTTATGTTTTAAAGATGGGACCAGAAGCTTATAAAGACAAAGATAAGTTTCCATCAGGTCCTTGGTGTAAAGAAAAAGATTGGGTGATTTTTGCAAGATATGCAGGATCACGTTTACCAATAGACGGCGGAGAAATCCGTATTTTAAACGACGACGAAGTTTTAGGGACGATACAAGATCCTGAAACTGTGTTGCATCACATCTAACATAGGAGGAGACTATGCAAGAACAAGAAAACATAAAAAGTACTCCCATGGTTGATATTGATACTTCAGGACCAGACGCAGAAGTTGAATTAAACGAAGAAGCGCAAACTGAAGAACAGATTGAAACCAAGGAGAATGAAGTTTCTGTAGAAGAAACTAAAGACCCTAGCCCCGAGCCTCAAGAGGCAAGCGGCGAGCAGCAAGAGACTGAAGCACAGAAAGATGCGAAAGATACAGAATTAGAAAATTATAGTAAAGATGTTCAAAGAAGAATTGCTAAACTTACTGGAAAGTGGAGAGAAGCACAAAGACAAAGAGATGAAGCGATTGCTTTTGCAAAAGCGCAAAAAGAACAACGTGAATCTTTGTTAAAAAAATATTCTTCGGTAGAACAAGCAAGTGTAAAAGATAGAGAAGCTAGAATAGCAGCTGCTTTACTTTCTGCACAAACTAAATTAGACAATGCTAGAGCAACAGATGATATCGCTGCTGAAGTAGAAGCTAATAAAGAAATTGCAAGATTGGGTTATGAAGAAGCAAGATTGCAAGAAGCTAAATTAATCAGAGAAGAAACAGCTAAAATATCTCCAGAAGAAGATAATATACCTGTTTTAAATCAACAACCGGTGTCTCAACCAAGACCAGATCCTAAAGCAGAAGCTTGGGGAGCTAAAAATAAATGGTTTGGTAGTGATACAGCCATGACTTACACGGCTTTTGACATACATAATAAGTTAGAAGCAGAAGGTTATGACCCACAATCGGATGAATATTATGCTGAAATTGATAAAAGAATAAGACTTGAATTTCCGCATAAATTTGTTACAAATACGGATACGGTTACGACTAAACCAGTGCAGCAAGTAGCGGCGGCGACGCGAAGCACAAAAACTGGTCGCAAAACTATCAGGCTCACCCCTTCTGAAGTTGCTATCGCCAAAAAATTAGGAGTGTCATTGGAAGATTATGCAAAACAAAAAAAACACATGAAGGAGGTTTAAGCATATGGAACAAGATAATAAAATGAAGACCCCTCGTGCGAGTCAGTCAAGAGTTTCTGAAAAGAGACCACAAACCTGGACTCCCCCGTCATCCTTGGATGCACCACCTGCGCCTAACGGCTACAGACACAGATGGATAAGAACTGAAGTTTTAGGCATGGACGATACAAAGAACATGTCAGGTAAACTCAGATCTGGTTGGGAACTCGTGAGAGCGGATGAATACCCAGATCAAGCTTATGCAAGTGTCAAAGAAGGTAAATACGCAGGAGTGATCGGAGTAGGCGGCCTAGTGCTGGCTAGGATACCAGAGGAGATCGCAAAATCTCGAGAAGCTTATTTTGCTAAGCAAACTAAGGATCGAGACGACGCAGTAAACAACGATCTTATGAAGGAGCAGCACCCAAGTATGCCAATCAATAGTGATAGGCAGAGTCGCGTAACTTTTGGTGGTACTAAAAAATAATTTTTTAGCGATCCCAATTACCGTGATACTTAATATAAACTTAAAGGAGTAAAACTATGGCAAACACAGACGCAGCTTTCGGATTGAAAGCTATCGGAAAAGTTGGTCAGAATAGAGACGCCCAAGGTTTATCTGAGTATTCAATTGCTGCAAGCACAGCAGTTATCTATAACAGTGATCCAGTTGCATTAGATGCAAACGGAGAACTAGTTCAAGGTACAGCTGGTGCAGGAAATGACTTACTAGGAAGCCTTAACGGTGTATTCTATACTGATGCATCAACTTCAAAACCGACTTGGTCTAACTATCTAGCGCCTTCAAATACGGCTACAGATATCGTAGGCTTTGTGTCGGACGACCCTTACCAAAGGTTCGAAATACAATCAGCAGGAACAGTTGCACAAACTAACATTGGTAACACTGCAGCGATTGTATTAGGGACTGGAGTAACACCTAACTGGGTTTCTAAAACAGAAATCTCAGGAACGATGGCTACTACAGCAAATCAACTTAAAATTCTCGGCTTAGCTAAGGATGAAGGAAATGAATTTGGAGCAAACGCAAATGTTGTTGTAATCATTTCTGAACACCAGCTAAAAGAGAATACAGGCTACTAATAGGAGTATATAAATATGGCTATATCAAGAGGACAACTAGTTAAAGAACTAGAGCCAGGTTTGAATGCACTATTCGGCTTGGAATATAAAAGGTATGAAAATCAGCATACTGAAATTTTCGATACAGAAAACAGTGACAGAGCTTTTGAAGAAGAAGTAATGTTATCTGGTTTCGCGAATGCACAAGTTAAACCAGAAGGTTCTGGAGTGACTTTTGACAACGCACAAGAAACTTTCACTGCTAGATACACGCACGAGACAATTGCTCTAGCGTTTTCAATCACTGAAGAAGCGATTGAAGATAACTTGTATGACAGACTTTCGTCTAGATATACAAAAGCTTTAGCAAGATCTATGGCGAATACTAAACAAGTAAAAGCAGCTAACGTATTAAATAATGCGTTTAATAGCTCTTATGCTGGTGGAGATGGTAAAGAGCTTTTAGCTACTGACCATCCAACAATTGCTGGTACTTTCTCAAATGAGTTAGCAACTTCTGCTGACTTAAACGAGACATCTTTGGAGCAGTCTTTAATTGACATTGCTGCGTTCACTGATGAACGAGGACTAAAAATTGCAGCGAGAGGAATGAAAATGATCATCCCTAGTGAATTACAATTCACTGCGGAAAGATTAATGAAGTCTTCTCAAAGAGTTGGTACTGCGGACAATGATATCAACGCAATCGTATCTATGGGGATGGTTCCTCAAGGTTATGTAGTAAACAACTACTTAACTGATACAGACGCGTTCTTTATCAAAACTGATGTTCCTAACGGAATGAAGATGTTCGTAAGATCACCAATCAAAACTGCAATGGAAGGTGACTTCGATACTGGTAACGTTAGATACAAAGCGAGAGAGAGATACTCTTTCGGTTGGTCTGACCCAAGAGGAATCTTTGGATCACCAGGTGCTTAATACTTGATTTTATTAAGTATTTTATTTGGAAAGGCCCCTTTACTGGGGCCTTTCTTTTTGATAGAAAGGACGAACCATGATGAAGAAATTCTTAGTTAAAATTAATGCATACGGATACAGAGCAGAAACTACAGTAGATGCTATAGATAGTGCTACAGGTATTGAATCTGCTATCCTTGACAAAATAGGAAAAAAAGATATAAAGTTTACTCCTGATGGTACCTCTTTTAGAGTGTGTCATTTAACCTACGAGGAGATTGTAAATGGAGAACAATCACATCAAGGATCTTTACAAGACAAAAAGATCGCTTGAGTTAGAGTGGGAGCAGGATCATATTAATCATGGTAAATATACCATTAATATGGTTAGGATTGATGAAGAGATTAAAAAGGTTATCAGTCATATTAAAGTGGCTGAAGCTAAAGAAGCTTTTCATCAAGTAAAAATAGAATCTGCTGCTTCTGAATTTTCTATAGCTGGTTAAATAAACCAAGCTATTTATCGCTGGAATACGTTTTCCTTATAAGGATATCTTGCGCTTCAATTCAAATTAGTCTATAAAATACTAACTATACATAAAATTGATATAGACGAGTATAGTCGATAGCCTAAAAACTATATCAATGTAATTAGGAGGATATAAACATGGCAACAACTACATTCCAAGGCATCGTAAGATCAAACGGCGGTGCTGGAAAAGGTAACGCAACACCAAGTGTTGTAACTTTATCTGAAGTAATCTCTTTTGACGCTGCAGGTTCAAACGTAGCAGTTAGAATTGGTACATCAGCAACAGTAGGTAATACATTTAAATTACCAGTGGGAGCTATTCCAATTTCATTTTTAGTAGTAGGAGTATCAACAGGTGCTGGCTCTACTTGTGATGTTGGATCATCAGCTGACCCAGATGGTTTCTTTAATGAAATCGCAACAGTAACTAAAGGAACTCTTAAAGGAGCAGATGGTGCTTTAGCAGTAGCAGGTGGAATCACAGCTATTACTGAAGTTACAGCTTCAGCAGGAGCAACTGCAGGAACTGGAACTGTTACAGGTGTATTTACATACGCTATTGTTGACTCTGGTTCAGAGAGTAATTAATAATTAATTTAGTGTGGGGCTTCGGCCCCACATAAATTTAACGGAGATTAAAATATGAAATCAGATGTAAAAGCGATAAGAGTTGCAGGAACTGGTTCTGTATTTGGCGGAAGAACAAGATTAAGAGGAATTATTCTTGCTAACGCTACTGCAGGTGCTGGAACGATAACTTTACAAGATGGAAACGCAGCTACACAATTTGTTGGAGACTGCCCAGCAGGAGATGTCTTTGCTTTTAACATTCCAGAAGATGGAATTTTGTTTGAAGGTGGAATGACTGTTTCTGCATTTGCAGGTTTAACAGCGGCTACAATATTATTAGATAAGTAGGAGGCTACATGGCTAATACTACTTCTGGTACAACTACATTCGATAAAACTTTTTCTATTGATGAAATTATAGAAGAAGCTTACGAGAGAATAGGTATGCAAGGTGTATCTGGTAATCAGTTACGTACTGCAAGACGTTCGCTCAATATCATGTTTCAAGAATGGGGAAACAGAGGTTTACATTATTGGGAAGTAGGAAATAATTCTATTACGTTAGTTCAAGGTCAAGCAGAATATACTATGTATCGATCTACTTCTGATGGTACATCTAGCGCTACTGCTGTGTATGGAGTTTCGGATGTATTAGAAATGGTATATAGAAATTCATCTAGTGTTGATTTTCCTTTAACTAAAATTGATCGATCTAGTTATCAAGGTTTATCTTCTAAAACACAACAAGGAACACCCACTCAATATTTTGTACAACGATTTATTGATAAAGTTACAGTCACTCTTTATTTAACTCCAGGATCTACGGAAGCAGGTAATTTTATTAATTATTATTATATAAAAAGAATACAAGATGTAGGAAGTTATACTAACGCAACCGATGTACCTTTTAGATTTGTTCCATGTATGGCATCTGGTTTATCTTATTATTTATCACAAAAATTTGCACCACAAAGAACACAAGAATTAAAATTATTATATGAAGATGAGTTACAAAGAGCGTTAGTAGAAGATGGTTCTTCCACAAGTGCTTTTATAACTCCTAAAACTTATTACCCGAGTGTATAATGGCTAATTTATCAAAAGGAAGATTTGCACAATTTATTTCAGATCGATCTGGAATGGCTTTTCCTTATACAGAAATGGTTACAGAATGGAATGGAGCTAAAGTACATATTTCAGAATATGAACCTAAACAACCACAACTAGAACCAAAACCAACTACTACCGATGCTCAAGGACTACCTGATGCAAGACCTGCAAGAGTAGAACCAGCGACTGAAAATTTATTACCAGGTAATCCATTTAATTTTACTGCAGGATCTGCAGTTGTTACCGTTACAGAACCAAGTCATGGTAGAAGTAATGGAAGTACTGTTGTTTTTAGAAATGTAGATGGAAGTCCAGGAGGACTTAACTATTCAATATTTGAAAATGCTTCAGGATTTGTTATAACCATTATAGACACTAATAGTTATAGTTTTAATTGTGGAAGTAATGCTACTATAACAGGAAACTCAGGAGGAATGTCTGCGACCGCTGGTCCAGTAACATTAACACCATAATGGCAGGATTTACATACGCAACTTTAACAACCGCAATTCAAAATTACACAGAAGTAGATAGTAATGTTTTAACTTCTACGATTACAGATCAATTTATTGAAAATTCAGAACTAAGAATTTTACGAGATGTACCGATTGATGCTTATAAAAAACAATCGATTGGTAATTTAGTTACAGGACAAAATACGATTAACGTACCAGCTAAAACTTTATTTGTTAAAGGAGTTCAAGTATATGATTCCACTTCTACTTCTACAGGATCTAATGATTGGTTAGAGAAAAAAGATGAATCTTATCTACAAGAATACCAACCTTCAACAGAATCAGCAGCTAGAGCAAAACCAAAATACTATGCTATGTTTGGTGGAGCAACCGGAGTTACGGATACTACTTCTGGAAGACTATTTTTAGCACCTGCACCTGATAATACTTATGTTTTTAAAATTCATTATGAGGCTATTCCAGATGGATTATCTAGCTCTAATACAACAACTTATATAAGTCAGTACTTTGGAAATGGCTTACTATATGCGTGCTTAGTGGAAGCATATGGATATTTAAAAGGTCCAATGGATATGTTGACACTATATGAAAATAAGTATAAACAAGAAGTTGAGAAGTTTGCTGCAGAGCAACTTGGTAGACGTAAAAGGGATGACTACACAGATGGTACTGTACGTATTCCAATTCCTTCACCGTCACCGTAATAGGAGATAAAAATTATGGCAATTACATCGGCAATATGTACCAGTTTTAAACAACAAATTTTAGTTGGAACACATGACTTTACAAATACAACAGGTGATACATTTAAACTTGCTTTATATACAAGTTCAGCAACGTTAGGTGCAGCAACAACTGCTTACTCAGCTACGAACGAAATTACAAACACTTCTGGATCAGCTTATGTTGCAGGTGGTCAAGCATTAACAAATGTTACACCAACAACTTCTGGAACAACTGCATATTGTGATTTTAATGATATCTCTTGGACATCCGCTTCTTTTACTGCAAACGGTTGTTTAATTTACAATGATACTGTAGCAGGGGATCCTGCTGTTTGTGTAATTGCATTTGGATCAGACAAAACTGCAACCAACGGAACTTTTACAATTCAATTTCCTACCGCAGACGCAAGTAACGCAATCATAAGATTAGCATAGGAGTAACCCATGTCGGGATGGGGACGATTTACCTGGGGCCAAGCTTACTGGGGCGAAGATGATTTGCTCGCAACAGGCTGGGGTGCTAAAGCTTGGGGTGCAAGTAACTGGGGAGATCTATCTGGAGAAACAGTAACTCTTACTGGTTTACAAATTAATTCTACTTTAAATGATTCGGTTACTTTTGAAATTTCTGGTTTAGTAGAACCAACCGGACTTGCTGCAACTTTTACATTAGGAAGTATTACTAATGTTGTTGATGTTAGTTTTAGTATAACAGGAATAGAAATTACTTCTTCGGTTGGAACTGTTACTACCGATATATCGGTTACACCAGCTATCACAGGTGTAGAAATTCAATCAGCATTAGGAGTTATAGATCCTGCGGATCAAGTAATAGGTGTAACAGGTTTAGAAATTACATCTGCGCAAGGTACTGCTGTTGCACCAAATGAAGATGTTTCTGTTACAGGTAATAGTATTACTTCTGCACAAGGAACTATTAATGTTGATACATTAACGATTGTTGAATTAACAGGCATAGCTGCAAGCTTTACTTTGGGTAACATTATTGTTCCTAATGAAGATGTAACTTTATCTGGATTACAAATAAATTCTGCACTAGGATTTATAGAAGGAACTGGTTCGGTGGCCGTTACACTTACAGGTGTAGAAGCTACTGCTTTAGTAGGGACTATAGAACCTGCAGATGTGATGGGTTTAACAGGAGTATCTTTCAATGCTTCAGTAGGAACCATAAATCCTGTAGATCAAGTGGTAGGTTTAACTGGACTTTCTATAACAGCTTCTGTAACCGTTCCATTTATTATCCATTATCAGGATGTTGACACTGGTTCGAATACAGCTTATAGTGGGGTTTCAACGGGTTCGAATACTTCTTATTCGAATGTTGCAACTGGATCAAATACAAGTTATACTGACGCGGCATAGGAGATAAAATTTATGGCATCAACATATACACCTCTTGGTGTTGAATTAATGGCAACTGGCGAAAATGCCGGTACATGGGGAACAAAAACAAACGACAACTTAAGTTTATTTGAACAACTAACAGGTGGATTTAGTACTGTATCCATAGCTGGTGGTGCACAAACAACTGCCTTAACAGTCGTAGATGGTAGTACAACAGGAACAGCTCAATATAGAATGATTGAGTTTACAGGTACTATTACAGGAAATCAAATTGTAACAATTCCTTTAGATGTAGAAACTTTTTATTTTTTACGAAATTCAACAAGCGGTGCTTTTACCGTTCAATTTAAATATGTATCCGGTTCAGGAACAACAGCTACCTTTGCATCAACTGATAAAGGAGACAAATTATTATTTGCTGCAGCTAATGATGCAACGAATCCAGATATTAAAGAAATTTCTCTAGCATCACCTCCAGGTGGTTCAGACACACAAATTCAATTTAACTCTGGTGGTACTTCTTTTGGTGGTTCTGCAAATTTAACTTGGGATGGATCTAATGTTCAAATTGGATCACAAGGAGATTTACGATTAGCAGATGCAGATAGTTCAAACTATATTGCCATTCAATCACCAACAACAGTTGCTTCTAACGTCACATTAACTTTACCAGATACTGCGGGAAGTGCAGATCAAGCTTTAACTACAAATGGTTCAGGAGTATTATCTTGGTCAACTATTTCGGGTGGTGCTGCTTGGCAAACAGTTAAAACAACTGGTTTTACTGCAGTTGCAGGAGAAGGATATTTTTGTAATACAACAAGTGCAGCATTTACTGCTACGCTTCCTGCCTCAGCATCCATAGGAGATTTTATTTCTTTCATAGATTACGCAGGAACTTTTGATTCTAACAATTTAACTATTGGAAGAAACGGACACAACATTCAAGGAACAGCTGCAGATTTAATTGTTGCAACCGAAAGAGCTGGTTTCACTTTAGTATACGTAGATTCAACT